AGATCGGCAGCCAGAGCATCGATTTGATCGCTGGTCACTTGACCCAGTTCGGACACGAGTTGAGCCAGAGACTTACCGCAGAGCTTCAGGGAGTTCGGAGCGGTACGGGTGTTGATCGCGGTGTTGACCTTGGTCAGCAGTTGGCTGATGGCCTCCACCAGCAGTTGCAGTTTGGCATCATGACTGGACATGTATTACTCTCCGATTTCGAAGTTGTTGAACGAGACGACCATGGTATCGATGAGTAGGTCGACATCGTCGGTTTTGGCGTAATGGTCAGGTAACTCACCACCAAGCCGTTCTGAGTTAGCCGCGGTTACTGCGCGAGCCTCCTCGATGATTTCTTGCTTGCTCGATCCTTCCAACTTTAAGGCATTGAGAGCCGCAATGCCTGAACCGAATCGGGACTCAATGATAGCATTGACTTCCTCGATCGTGTAAGCACCAGTCTGACTAGCAGTGACCTGGTTTGGGTTGTTGCGGAGAGAACCGTAGAGCCGAAGGATGTCGTTGACAGTCGTGTGTTTCGACAAATGAGTACGTTGACCATTTGCCAAAACGACGGGCACAGACACTTCAATCAGTTCGTCGCCATCGATGGTATCTCGGTGTTGGAGATCCTCGATACCCAACCCAGGAACAATGAGTGATTCAGTCATCATTCCTCCTGGTTAACGAGGCGAATGCCGTTATTGGTACGTCTCAGCTGTCCGGATGAAGTCTTCCGAGTTTTCGAAATATTCGAGTTGAACAGGTGCAACGCAATTGAGCCTTTGTAGATGTAGCTGAGAGCCGAAGTTTTCAACTCCACAACGAAGTAAGCAGCGGACTGATCGAGGTCTACATCGATGATGTCTTCCGGATCTAATTCCAAGCTATAACGACGTTCGATGGCTTTCAACAGTTGAGACACTTTGGTGTATCCGGCTATATCCAAGACGAGCTCGGACTCTTTCCCCCACATCTTTTCAAAGGCACGAGTAATGTCCACCCGATTGTATCGGAAAAACACTCCTCCTGCATATGATAGCGAGGGATCTGCCCAAGTTAAAACACTCGTGTTGTATTCTCCACCAGAAACGTTCCTGAGAGGACCCAACAACAACTCACCGCTTTTCAGGCGTCTGCCATTACCGCGGTTAGCTTCGTTGATTTTCAGATATAGTTCACGGACACCCTTCCTGCTGAAGAATGGTGTCATTGTCTTACCTACTCGGTTATTGCAACGCGTTCAGAACAGCGTTTACCCGGATGATGGAGGCCACACGAGGAACCAGAGAGTTCTTACGATAACCAACCAGCCCGATCTCAAAATCACCGAGCAGTGCATTGGGTGTTCCGCCAGTCCTTGGTGTTTCTTCGAAGTGCTCTTGATAGAAGCTCAAGCGTTGGATGTTTTGAATCACTGCACCACTGACTGCACTGTCAGAAATGTCCAACTCGTAGTCGTCGTTGATCCAGTGATAACCTCCCTGGACTCCTTGTCTCAAACTGAACTCGAGACGCTCACCCGTGTCTTTCGACCGGATGTAAAGAAGGATGTCGTAGAGATCGGTAACAGGAACCTCGATACCAAACGAAGCCACCGAGAACAAGAAGTTCCATTCCTGGCTGTTTGTCACTTCGATGGTGTAGACACCATCGACTGGTTCGATGTAATGAGGGGACTCGCTCATGAATGCACGACTGGCACTCAGAGCCAACTCCAGCTCATTGTTAGTCGAGATGGTCATCCCTTTAGCCGGCACACCTGTTCCGACCAACAGGTTGCCTTCATCGGTAGTGCCATGACTACCCAGGTCACCGTTTTCAACAACGACTGGAGGGATTAGATGATCGACCACGGCATCCGGGTAGTCGAAACCTTCCAGAACTGTGACCGTGAGAAGGTCGCTCAGGAACAGAGGAGCTTCGCCTCGACGGCAGAGCAACTGACCCGTGATGACTTTCGATGTGCTAGTGAACTGAAGAACGAAGTCGTCTTCGACTACGTCTTGCAACTCTACGTCGCTGTGAACGATGGGAAGGCCGTAGGTCTGGGAAAGCCAATCGGCTACTTCAGTTGTGTTTTGGACGTGAGGCACTTCCAACCGATCAATGCCATACCGTCTGAACAGTTCTGTGGCATCCAGTCGATCCACCCAGATGTAGTACTCGACTTCAAGCTCTGGGGTAAAGCGAGGTCCCGGAGTGATCAGGAACTTGGTATTTTTACCATGCTCATCCGTCACAATGGGATCGCCAAACGAAAGGTCAGAAAGTGTAAACACGTCGCCGTTCACCTCGTTCACGCGGTCGAGCAAAAGCTCGTCTGCGCTTTTGTTGATGTACGACATGTTAAGAATCTCCATGGTGATGTGTAAATCTTTAATGACTCGCACATATGATTTAAAACGATCGATTACATTGAAATAAATTTCAAGCACACATTACCAACGTGGTTGGGCGTCTGACGATTTCCCTTACCACCTAAATTCCCATTCAAGGAGCAGCAAATGATCAACTATGTTAAGCACATCCGCCCAGGCGTTTGGTACATCCTGGATCATGGTCTCTGCAAGGGACCGGTTGGATTGAGCTACAACAAAACTCTCGAATGCTGGACACTGAAGAAGTCTGTTTTTGGTCTTGAGGAAACACACCGTTTCTTTAACAAGGACTACAGCAACGACGCCTTCAAAAGCTATGCCGCTGCACTGCATCATGTACAAACCGGCCGTTGCCTGCGTAAGTTGGAAACGGTTGAGCGCGTATCCAAAGAGAAACCGATCCAGGCTTGTGGTGTGAGCTACACTCGCGACAATCGAGGTGTCCACAAGTTCTGTATCAGTAACCCGCTGGGTGGCGGTACCACCGTCTATATTGGTACCGATGAAAACTACACCGACCGTATCGAATAAGCGTACTATCGCGCCGTCGACATCCGTCATGGTTACGAACATGAGCACTCGGTAAAATCTTACTGGGATATGCAATCATGTGGTATTCGTAAACTTGCGACGGGGGTTATGTGACGCACGATTTAGATCTTGCGTTGTTAGCTGTGGCCCTCGTGGCCACAGTGGGCATCGCATCAATGATGACCTTCCCTTTTGAAGGGAAGGTCGGCTTCTTTTATAGGGTAGTTGGACACATAGCCAACATGGGATTGATCTATCCGGCAATTGTAGTCTGGCTGTACGCAGCAATGAGTTTCTTTGGGGGTTACGTTAGTGATTAAAGCAGACAGTTGGATTGGCGGCAAGTGTACCATTCAGCCGTACGATCTCAAAGACATGGGTCGCGAACCCATGATTACACCGTTTCACAGAAAGCCGGTTCGCTACATCGACAAAGCGACCGGTGAACCTCTGGACATCGTGGTGCCAGAAGGCGAGGATGTTCCGGAAGGTGTTCGTAAGGTTATTTCCTTCGGAACATCTTCCTACGGTTACGATGTTCGTCTGACTGACAACATCGAACAGATCAAGGTTTTCACCAATCTCTCTGGATTGGAGATCGATCCCAAACGTATGCGTGCCGAGAACTTCGCTACGCCTCTGCCACGGGTAGATGAAGAAGGAGCTCGCTATGTCCTTCTTCCACCGCACAGCTATCTCCAAGGTCCGACCATGGAATACTTCCGCATCCCTCGGAACGTCCTGGTCATTGTCCTTGGTAAGAGCACCTATGCACGATCGGCGCTGATCTGCAACGTGACTCCGATCGAGCCTGAGTTCGAAGGCGAAGTCGTAATCGAAATCGCCAACTCGACCACCAGTCCTGTCCGTGTCTATCTTGGAGAGGGTTGTGCACAGTTCTGTTTCTTCGAGTCCGATCAAGCGTGTGATGTTTCTTACAAAGACAAAGCTGGCAAATATCAAGGTCAAACTGGCCTGACGCTTGCCAAAGTGTAGTTCGAAGTGCGGGACTCGTAAGTCCCGCCTTCTATACCGCTTTACCTAAAACTGATAAAAGGAATCGTCATGAACGACATCGCCCAAACCAACGTATCTGCTGAACAAGAACCTCTGAACGCTGAAGGTGTTCAGCAAAAGGTTGCCGTTGATACCGAGGTTTCCGATAACGTTACGGTCGACGCCAATAAGCCACTGGCAAACAACAGTAAAGGTAATGTTCTCAAGGTGGATATCGACACCAATGTCCTCTTGATCAACATGTTCCATCAGATGGTCAAAGCTGCCGAAGCACGCAAGACCCTTACCTACGAGATGATTACCCGTGAAAACGGTTTCCAGCTCGATGGCATCGAATATGGCCACTTCTACTCTCCTTTGATGGAGCGTATTGCTGTCTTCTGTCAGCAGCGCGGCCTCCCTCCTCTCATCGCTCTGGTGGTACGCAAGAGTGGTGCTGAGCGCGGTATCCCTGGCAACGTTTTCTGGAAAAAGTTCTGTGAGGCTGTCGTAGAAGACGCTCTTGAATCCGGAGACGCCGACGTGTATGTCGGCGATGTCGCGATCGTTCGTGATCACGGCCTCGTCAAACTGACGTTGGGCGAAAAACGTGTCATTACCAGCGTCATCCAAAAACAGGTGTTTGATTTCTATTCCTTCGAGGACATGTGACATGGACAAGATTGAGCAACAAACCCGTACGTTCCAACACCGCGAAGCCAGACTGGTAAAAATCATTGCCGGACTCTGCTTCTCCCTCCTGACCATCGCTCTGATTCGAGAAGCCAAGGCTGATGAGTACATCTTCGGCCACAACTACTACCCATGTTCCAACAATGTGGTACAAGGTCACATCGACTGCCGTCCGGCTGGCGAGAAAACTCCGTTGTTCAAGCGAGTGCCTTTCGTCAACTCCCAGACCGGCCAACGTACGCTCCAGAACACCAATGCCACCGTTCCCGTTACCTGTGACAACTACGGTTGTGCAGTTAACGTCGACTACATCGATGGCATGCCGAGAGGCACTATGATGGGTCAGGCTAAAGCCGGTCATTATCTGGTGGAAGTCGGCTGGTATCTGGACTTCAATGCAGACGGTACAGTGGCTGCTTATGTCCATGGCGTCGGTCCGATGTACAACCAACCACGCTTCGGCGAAGCTCCACCGAAGCCCGCTAACTATGGCACGGAAGCGTGTTACGACGATTACGTCAAGGATGTCCAATCTGAATACCCCAACATGGCGATCAGTCACGACATGATGCGTGAATGGCGTCAATTCTGTGGTCTAGAATAAGGATGTAAGACAATGGCAAGTGCACAGGTTCCGTATCGCAACACAAAGGCAAAGAAAGAGAAAGAGAAACCATACTGGACAGAAGTTCATTTGGGTGTGATGCCCGAAGTGGCTCTGACCTACTTCTTCATCGGTTTCCTTCTGTTCACGATCTACGCCATGGAATGTACCGATTGGTTTCCGAAGCAGTCCGTAGTCTGACATAAAACAGAGGACTGGGCGACCAGTCCTCTTTATGCCGTCTGTCAACTGTTTCTACGCCACTTAATCCAAATCTTAGGAGTTACAACATGAAACTGAATGAAGCTACCCATCAGTCGGTTCTGTCCCAATTCAATATAGCCCAAGTTGGCTATGGCACTTTCGAAAATCTGGAAGATGTCCCAGAAGAACTTCTTTACCACAAAGTCGCTTTTCTGGATGACGTCGGTAAGTGTCTTCTGATCAAAGGTAAGAAAGGGTTTATCAAGCTGTATGTCGATACTCCCGATCTCAAGGTTTATTGGTTTGGAAGCGAACGATGGAAGCAGCCCGAGATCCAAAGTGCGTTTTCTATCGCCGTCATGCGTGGCTTGCCTGTTATCAGTCTCGGTAACGTCGCTGATAGCGATGATTATCCGGTAGGCGACGATTACACTGCCAGCGTTATCGAAGGTCAGGGTGGCCCATTTGTGGACTTCTCTGAGTTCTGTGACCAAATCTAAACCAGACGGAATAAAGGGAGGCCTTCTGGCCTCCCTGAGTTCCTTTATTTTTTGTCTCTCTGGATCATGCAGCAGAATCCAGATCGAACCACTCAGTACCACCTCCAGCAGAGTTGGGTTTACCGCCCACCACTTTGTACGACAGGTTCTCTTCGAGATCATAGTCGTAACGCAGACCGTAGAGAGGGGCGTCCAAGTAACGAAGCACGAAGTACTTCTTCTCTTCTGATGGCACCACTCCACGGTGCTTGCCCCACAGAAATTCTTGGAACGATCCGTTGACCACGGTGCGCTTGTTGGTGTATCCCTCGAAATCGACTTCGGTGTCGATCTTGCTACAGCCCTCGTAATAACCCTTGCCAGGGAGTTGTTGAAGGAAGTTGTCTGGGTTGACCCGCTTCTCCCGTTTAGCATCAGTAGACAGCTGGTGTGCCGTTACAAATGCAATCAGCTCTGCTGCGTTGTATTCGCGAGTAGCACGGAACAGATCTTGGATGTCATCGCCTTTGTTTTCAGCACGACGACCAGACTTGTTGAACATAGCCAGGTAGTCAGCAACCACCAACGCTACTTCGTAACCTTCAGCTTTGTATTGCTCCATGGTGGTGATGTATTTGTCCACCGAGAACAGACTGGGTCGTACTCGGTGAATAAAGACTTTCCAACCGGTGGCGCCCAGTTGCTGAATGACGTAGTCAGTTGCCTCTTCTTCAGAGATCGTACGCGTGATCACCGCCGCAGTGTAATTGGTTTCACGCTGCTTGAGGATCGTGTAGATCTTCTTCATGATGATCGACAGATCGTCCTCTGTCGAAATCAGTACCATTGCAGGTTTCTTGCGTTCGTCAAAGAGGAACGGTTTGTTGAACAATGCGCCACCTACAAAGATGTCTGTCAACAGCCCAGACTTGTAGTTGTGAGGCAGAGCGTTCCACAGATGCGTCTCACCGCGACGGATACCGTCGTTATCCGACCACATTTCGTTCATGGCTTTCCACGGTGCCTTTATAACACCGGCTGTGGAAAGCACAGATTTCATTTCGGCGAAAGCCTTGAGGACAGTGCCACGTTCGGTGAAGTCAACAGAACCAATAAAGGCTGGATCTGTCTTAACGTCCTCGCTGCCCATGTCAAGGTCTTTGAGCTCAGACATGGTGGATTTGACGAAACCGTCGAGGTCTTGGATTTCGCTGGAACGGAAGTGAATCTTCTGACTGGCTTGACGAAGAATGGACTTCGCTTTCTCACGAGAAACGAAGGTACGTAGTTCCCGCTTACCAGCATTGATAGTACGACGGAGTTTGTCTGTCCCAGTTTCGTCATACTCTATGATGCTCGTAGTCAGCGCTGTATAAGTGCTGTCATCCCCACGAAGGTTTAGTTTCAGACGTTGCAACAGGTCGATTTGATCGACTTGTTCGTTCTGCGGCAATTGCAGCAGATACAGCAAAGTGGTACGGAGGTTCACCAAAACGTTCCGTTCCAGCCCATCGTCTGCCTCGGTGTCAGGAAGCTTGATGAACTTCAGAGAATCCTCGATAAGAGGTTTCACTGTAGTACTCTTCCCTTGCTCAATCGAGATCAGCTGACTCTCTTGGTAGATCAGAGTGATAGCTTTGACGAGAAATAGTTTAATGTCCATGAGTAAGCAAACGCCTTAGAGGAATTTGTCAATGAATAAGGTAGAACTACGGTTCGTTCCCCTCTGGGTCCAGCGTGCTCTGGCTGCCTCTGGGTTGCCGTTGAGTGACGCGCTGGACGAAAGCAAAATTAGTCGCATACTATCAACACGCGACGTAATGTTTTACCACGAGTCGCAGAACATTTTGAAGGACAAGTTCTTTTTCAAGATGGTATGTGACTCTTTCGAAATGCCTTTGGTGCGTTTCGATGGTGGTGGAGCCTTGGAATTCCCGCACGATCACATTGCCGATTATGTGTACGGACAGATTCCTATGGGAGATGTGCGTAATTGCACACCCGCTTACACTTCTAGTGTTTACGGTCCTACCGACACTATTATTGTGAGCGTTGTCACCGGAAAAGAAGCAGAGCAGTTCTGTCGACATATGTTTATGGAACGTATCATCGAACAGATGATCGGGCTCCGCTCGCTCGAACACGTCTCGTCTCTACCCATTTTCAAAGAATGGGCGAAGGCGATCGCCTGAACAGTGCAAAAGTTCTAGTTATTTTTTAACAGAATAATATGCACTAATCCTCCGATCAACGGAGGGTTGCGGAAATCGCAGCAACTATCCACTACAAGGGTAAATCACAATGTCAGTGATCAAAGTAAAAAAATCGCGTCTCGATAAGAGCGGCCTGGTTGCCGTTCACAGCGCCGTTGACAACGAAGTCAAAGTCGGCGGTAACAAGTTCAGCTCTCGCCTGGGCAGCCAAGTCGCTTCCCTGGAATCCCTGAGCGTCAACGATCGTCAGGAAGCCCAGCGCTCCATCGACGAAAACTTCGAGTTCCTGGAGCGCGAGTTCAAGAGCGAAGGCATCAATGTCTCCGTCGAACAGCTGGCTGCTGGTGCTCTGGTCATGTCTGCTGTCGGCAACCCGGCCGACTTCAACAAGAAGGCAATGACCTACAATGTGGTTTCCCAGGAAGGCATTCATGTCGTTCCGGTGGACTCCGCTTCGGCTGGTGACTACGGCTATCTGGAAGGCACTCCTTCCATGGAAGCCTTCGACAACACCAACCTGACCGACTTCCTGACCGCCTCGGTGACCTACAACATCCAGGCCGCTCGTCAGGACGCCTTCGGCGAACTGTTTTTCCGTACCGTTCCGCTGACTCCGGAACACGGCGGTGTGGACATGTCCGTCCGCGATCGTCTGGTGATGAACACCACTCGTCATGACAGCATCGGCAACCCGACCAACTTCAAAGAGAAGCGTCTGCTGCAAGCTGCCATCAACCACAAGATCCTGGACAACGAGCCGCTGACCCTGGTTCCGGAAGTTCGCGCTGACGGCCAGAACGCCCAGTACTTCGTACCGGTCGCTGCCGTTGCCAACCGCGTTGTCGACCTGGGCAACCGCACCATCACCACCCGTCCGCTGGTGATCGGTAAGGAAGTCAACCTGATCGGCGTGGCCCAGAACACCCTGATGGCCAAGAACGGCGTTGCCAACAACACCGATTCCCTGGATCGCACCGTTGGTGTCCAGACCATCTACATCCGCACCGCCGCTGGCGGCGACGTTCTGAGCTTCGACATCAGCAACCTGCCGCGCTCGAACTTCAACAAGCCGGCTGAAGGTCGTGGCCAGGAGAAGGTGCTGACCTTCAGCAACCGCTCCCTGCAACTGAACGCCAAGACCCGTCTGCACAGCGGTGCCGACGTGACCGACGCTGCTCTGACCGAGATCGTTGCTCAGAACCTGACCGTTCGTCTGCAAGTGCGCCTGACCGGTTCGGTCGACCTGGAATACGCCAATGCCATCGTTGATGGTCCGGCCAAGGTCGGCATCTACAGCATCATGAATGCTCGTGGTGAAAAGCTGGCCAAAGACGACGCCGTGTACCAAGCCATCGCTTCTGGCCTGGAAAACATGGAAGTCTTCGCCTGGGAACCGAAAGCTCGCCTGAGCAACGCCAACAAGCGTGAAGAAGGCCTGCTGCTGAACAGCTCCGAGTGGACCGAACGCTACCCGGTACCGCTGGGTCAGCCGCTGTCCATCCCGAGCCCGCTGGCCGAGAACCGTCCGGCTTCGGACATCAACGACCTGATCGCTGCCGCTCGCCTGCGCAACAGCAACAACGCTGTGACCAAGCTGCTCGAGTACGCCGATGCTCTGGAATCCATCACTCTGACCGAGTACCATGCGGACGAGTACCTGGATCTGCCGGAAATCGAAGGTATCGGCCGCTTCCTGGTCAACCCGTGGTTCCGTCGCCAGAAGCTGAAGGTGAACGAGATCATCAACAGCCTGAAGTCCCACGAGCGTCTGGCCGACCTGTCGGCTGTCCTGGTGAACGCGATCCGCGACGGCGTCTACGATGCCTACCGCGACTCCAACATCAAGACCGCTCTGGACGTGATCTCCGGTTACACCGGCGAGAAGGTCAAGGTCCTGATCGGTACCGATCCGGTCCTGAGCCGCTACATCATGACTCCGGGCGACACTCGTACCCTGGCCGATGATCTGGAATTCGAAAAGGTGTCCACCATGGACGCCCGTATGAAGGACAAGATCGTCTACACCTTCGGCCGCGACGGCGAAGGTCTGGATCCGCTGAACTTCGGTAGCCACCTGTGGGTGACCGAGCTGATCCACCACACCCAGGTACACCGCGACGGCGCCAACTATCGCGAAGCGATGGTTCACCCGCGTAGCCGTCACGTCGTTCACCTGCCGATCCTCGGTATCATCGAGGTCGAAGGTCTGAACGAAGTGGTCAACGGTCGCGTCGACCTGCCGGTTGCTGTCACCTCTTCCCCGGTGGAAGGCGATGACACCACTGGCGGTGGCACTGGTGGTACCGGTGGCGATGACACCAGCGGTGGCGGCCAACAGCCGTAATCCGCACTAGCATCGCTGACGTGCTTGCTGCGTGATCCCATAATCGGGAGGGGGCGAAAGCCTCCTCCCTTTTATGCTGTCTGTATTCGAAAATCCCTCAAACATACATTATAAAAATGATTGTACTTAAGAGGTGAAGGGATCATGCGCTGACTATGTATAACCGCACACGTATCCCGGCAGGTCGAGTGGACATCATGCGCAACCCAGGTTCGAATGGGGTGCAGTCTGATATCAATGATGTCAAGATTTCTATTCAGTACCATAACCGGACAGACAGAACACTCAGAATTACTACACGTAATGGAGTGTCTTTTGATTCAAACCCAGTCGACAAAGGATACCACGACGGTGAGTTCGTTATTTACGTTACTTATCATGGCAATCCTAAGGTAATAAAAAACATGGTCTCACTATTGTATAGTGGGGCATCTAAGACTAGTCCCGAAACCGAACGCATCTATCGCGCCTTGAAACGGTCGGTGGATAGCAACAACGCTTCTAAACGACAGCTGACCGCTGTCGTCGAATATGCCGTCAGGAATGAGACCATCGACAGGATGAACGGAAGGTTCTACCTGCATGAACTTGACATCGTGATCGAAGACCCAACGACTGCTGCAATGGTGCATCCATTTCACATGAGTCAATTAGGTCGCAAGGATTTCGAGTCTCTTATTCCGGCTGCGAGCGATCGTTGTTTTATGCTCTCTTATCGAGTAATCGACAATAGTGGGCAACGTTTGGTGGGTGACCGGTACGTAAACATTGGCGGTGAAGTTTACCGTATTCCTGTCGAGGCCGATCCAGCGTTCAAGAACGGGATCCATGTCGCGAAGAGGAATCCGATAGGCGCTGTCAGTCCTTCGATGCCTAGCGAAGTGACTTACATCCATTACAGCCTTGAAGAGGGGGACAAGGCATTAGGGTTGTTTTTAACTGCTGAACAAGCTAGAGCGGGTGGCTCCTACAGCGATTTCGCTAAAGAGCAATTGGCGTCAAAGGTTATTGAGGATAAGTTTAAGTTGCTGGAGATGGAGCAAGAACTCCAGTATCTGCGCAACGAGCAGAATCGGCGTAAGTTGGAAGCCGATCTTGAACTCAATCCTGGAAAGACTACTTTGGAATGGTTGAAAATAGGTGTCAGTGTGGCCACCACACTGGTGACTCTTTATACCCTCTATCAAAAAGTCAAACCTGCGAAAGTCGCACCTACTCAACAGTCAGAGCAGCAGGCTAGGGCGAGTTCGTCTAAGACTCGAAATACAAGCACAGACTAGGCAAAAGGGTTGTGATCTATGGACGACCGGCTATTCAGGGCGATGCACGAAGACATCATCAAGGAGGAAGAACAAAAGTCGATCACGAAGATCGCCAACGGCATTGCTCATGCTGAGACGAAAGCTGTGAAGCGTTTCGTCGAAAAGATCATTTATTGCGCTTCAGAGCAGTACCCGAAAGGACTCACGTTCGAAGGGTCTGATCGTGTCGACATCTACGAAGAGTACCGTGTCGCTACCAAGAACGTCCAGCAAAAGAAGGGCCAGAATCGAATTTACGATCTGGCCAAGAACGACGTCTACATGGTGCGGTACAACTTCAGTTTCAACGGAGAGCCTTGCGATCCTCAGTATCTGTATCTCCCCTACATTCGTAAGGGCGGTTTGATGTGGATCAAAGGCAAACAGTTTGTGATCAGTCCAGTACTGGCAGACAAGTTGTTCTCTGTAGGTGTCGACAATGTCTTCATCCAAATGCCTCGCGGACCAGCTACATTCAAGTCTGAGTGGCATCGTTTCATGGCTAACGAGCGTCGTGTGTCCAAAGGCGTAGCCTGGACACGCTTGCACAACCGTGACGCCAAGAAAAACAAGCAGGCGGTCAGCCAGACCATTCAGTTGACCAAGGTGCACTGCTCCTTGTTCCACTACCTGTGCTGTAAATTCGGTTTGCGCACCACGTTCCGTAAGTACGGCGGTGTCGATAACCTGATCGTTATTCACGAGAACGATTTCGATCCAGATAAATATCCGACGGACAAGTACGTCGTGTGCCGCTCCACCTACAGCCAGCCAGATACGGTTAAGCTGCGTGAGCATGCCTACAAGCCGTACGTCAACCGTCTGATGTTGATCATCCCCGCAGAAGACTACACGTCGACTGTGGAACACATGGTCTCTGGCTTTTATTACGTCCTGGATCACTTCCCCGAGGACATGTCGGTGGAAGACGTGGACAGTGAGTGGACCTGGTGTCGTCTGATGGGCTACATCATCTTTGGTGACGAGCCGCCGACCAGCAAGTTGGTGGAAGACATCGACACACACCTGCGTTCTTTGGATGGGTATGTTGACCTGGCTATTCTAGAAACGCTCAAGAACGAGCAGATCGATTGTCAGGACATCTACGACATCTTTGGGTACATCATCGAGAACATGAACGAAATGCTCACGAACTCGGCCAGTCGTATCGGTTCCATGTACGGCAAGCAACTGATGGTACTTCGGTACATTCTCAAAGACATCAACAACTCGAACTTCGAGTTCCTGTTCAAGCTCACCAGTAACAACAAGAAGATCATGACCAAGAGCGACATCAATGCGCTTCTGAGTCGTCACTTCCGCCACAATCGCATTCTCCAGATTTCCTCTGGCGAAGGGCATGGCGAGGTGTCTTCTGTTTCTTCACCCAATGACAACATGTACTTCAAGATCAGTTCGGTCATCGTTCACCAGTCCGACACAGCAGGTCGTGGCAAAGGACGTGAAACCAAACCGATGGACGAAACCATGTTGCTCGACGCATCGTTCAGCGATGCTGGCAGTTTCTTGGTACTTCCGAAGTCGATGCCGGTGGGCAATAACCGCATCAACCTAAGGGTACAGTTGGGTCCTGGCAACACGGTAGAGCAAAACGCCGCGTACAAGGACATCACCGACAAGACTCAGAAACTTTTCCGTAGAACACTCAGCACCTAAGAGGGCAAACATGGCAATCACTACCGAAGAAATCGCGAACGCGGTCTTCGATGTCATCGAGGCGTATGTCGATGACAATCGAGATGAGACCGTCGTTTGGGAAGACTGGTATGACGAGCTGTCGAGAAACCGCTGGACCAACAAGGCTATGGACGCCTTGGTAGCTGGCGCCACTCGTTATGTGATCTATCAGGTCAATGACCGTGGCAAGTCGATTACTTCCCGCAACGTCGAATCCTGGGTGAAGACCTGGGTGGATGGCGAGTACGCGATGGAATGTAATTCCGACAAAGGCTACGTTCGCGGACTCAAGGGACGTGCCCTGGACGATCTGGAAGATGCCGTGGATGACCACGAGCAGCTGATGGATGATGTCGAGGACTACTGGGACAGCATCGAGCGCAAAGACCGTGGCGGCGGTCGTAGTCGTGGTCGTCGTGATCGCGACGATGATGATGACGATCGTCGTGATCGTGGTCGTAGTCGTGATCGTGGTGGTCGTTCTAGCAGCAAGCGCAGTGCCGTACGTCGTCGTCGTGACGAAGACGAACAAGGTACCGATCGCGATGCCGAAGAAGACGACAAGCGGACTACTGAGCGCGAGGAGCGTCGCGCCAGCCGTGCATCGGCTCGTTCCAGCAACAAAGATGAAGCGCCAGCGAAAACGCGCACTATCCAGAAACCTGACTTCGATGGTCCCGACCACAAGTTGCCGCGTCCGTATGACGCATTCTGGATGGGTGATCGTTTCTTCCAGCTGTCTCTCATTTCCAAAATGCAACCGACCGAATACCACGTGGATGGAAAAGGTATTCGTGTGTCGCCGTTTGTTCACATCAACCGGGTCTATAACCCCCAAAAAGAGATTCGCTACTACGCGATGTCTCAAGATAAGACCATCACCGAGGAATACGTACCTATGTCACGTGAAGCCGACTACATTCTGCACGAAACGTTAGGAGCCCGCCGTCGTCATCGTACCGACGAGCAAGACCCTCGCAAAGTACGTGAGGAAACCACTCGCTACGAAGCGCCGGTCAATGTCCCGGACGAAACGGCGACCCTGCAACGCATCGGCAGCAGTGTCGGTCGTGGCAACCTTCCCGAACCCATCGGTCCCATCGCACTCCCCAGTCGCGAAGGCCTGCTGGCCAAAGGTCGTCTGGCCATGGTACGCGGCAGCCACCTGATCCAGAAAGTACGCGGTACGGTCTTCACGGTGCTGATCGGTCGTGATCCGGAAGAAACCGCACGTCTGTGCTCCATCGCCAATGCCAACAACTGCTCGGCGGCTGCCGATCTCATGAAGTCGTTCAACGTGGAACGCGACATCGAACTGTTCAAAGCTTTCGATCGTCGCATCTCGGCCGAACTGACCCATGAGCTGCGCTCGCGCTTCGGTGTGCCCATCAGCATCGACGGGTTCTCCAAGTACTGGGAAGACCTGCTGAAGGAACTGGAAAAGCGCTACGGTGAAGCCATGGTACGTGGTTTCTGCCAGGGCGCTCGTCACGTTCCTGCAACTTCGCTCACCCAACTGAGCGAAGAAGTCAAGAAACAGCTGGCAATGGATACGCTGGATCTCAGCGCCAGTGAGTACGAAGAGCTGTCCAACCGTATCGTGGTGGTTGGTGATGACGTGACTTACGTCATGATCGACGCTACCTACGACGACATCGGTCTGGCTCTGAGCCAAGCTCCTGAAGTGGTCGATCCGGCTACCTTCGAGAACTTCTACACGCTCTGCGCTCTGGCCCTCACTGATGAAGAAGTCGGTGTGCGTTCGTACCTGGTGACCCGTGACGGCGTCGTCATCGAAGTGATCGAGTCTCCGACTCTGAAAGATACCATCATGGTCCGACTGGAATCCAAAGTCTGATCTTATGAAGGTCTGTATAGGGAGGCTTCGGCCTCCCTATATTTTTTTTATTTTTCTGGAGGTTCAGAGATGAAAGTTTCCATGGAAGACGCTGACAATGGTGGTCAGAAACTGGAGGTAGAAATCGAGATCTATGCGAAGGTCGTCGATATCACCTCTATAACGGCCTCTGGAGGCCCTGGAGAGCTCCAAGAGCAGTGGGGGGTATACATCCCCAAGACTGACAAGAACAACGCCTCAGGCAACATGCGGGTGCGTTACAGCAGCGAACACGGGTACATCTTTACCAGTAAGGTGAAACTACCCAATGCCAACGACGAAGAAGAGTTCCCGGTCAATGAGAACCTCATGAAACACCTTCGTCTCTTTGCTGAGTCTGGTCTGATCAAAACTCGCTACAAGTATCCGGTTCCTGAAACCGAACTGGTACTCGAAGTGGATGTGTTCGAAGGTCCCAACGGAATCTCCAAGTGGGTGAAAGTTGACATCGAACTGCCCGACGGTGTCTCGCCCGATGTTATTCCAGACCTACCGTTCGAGACCGAAGAAATTCGGGTCATCATGCCGGGTCAGAAGAACGAATCGGATCTGGCGTTCGTACGTAAACTCTTCGATGAAGAGTACAACGTTCGTTACAACCCAGAACATCCGTCTACTGAATCCCTGAATGTCTACGAGATGTATCAGGACATGGTTCAGTGACAACCGGCATAAAGGGAGGGTGGATCAACCACCCTCCCTTTATGCCGTCGTGTAGTAGGCAGCTAGTTGGACTTCAGTGCTTCCAAAATGGCATTGAGCACCATTTCGACACCACTGGTATCCATTGGCTTTCCTTCCAGGTGTGCGTAGGAGGCGCTGAGCGTCATGATCAAAGCGATCAGACACAGCGTACCTACGAACATGAACAGAGCAATCGATTTGCTATTACTCTGCTTCCTTTCAGTTTGGACGTCGTCGTTAGCTGACGGAGTCGGTGGAGCAATGAACCCGTCGGCACGTACTTTCGCCGAAAGAACCATTTCGCGTTCCATCTCGTTGATCGACTCGATCGCAAGGACGATGTCAGTTCCTGTCGATGACAGAGTGAGCTGACGAGCTTCGTCCACAAAACCGTTGACAAGTGAGATGACGCTTCGCCCCCAAGGGAACGATTTAAGCTCGCTTTCGCCTACCACCTTTAGGACGTCTCGTAGGAGCATTGTTAGGTGCCCTCCTTCTCTTAAGATGGTCGATGTATTCCTGAGCGATGTAATACATAACAGCAATCGAGTCTATCTCGTGTTCATCGAACTTACGAGCATCCAGGTTGTTGTCGTAATACACATCATTGAGGGATAAGACAGCATCGCGAATGGGGTTTTTGCCAACGTATTCGTCAGCACCCACTGCTTTCTTAGCCTTCGTTGGAGGAACCATGATGATTTCGATGTTTGGATCGTAATCCTCGATGGCTTCGATAAGGTAGACGATCACCTCACGAAGTACAGCAAATGCTTCAGGTCGCCTGAACATAAATGGTGCTTCAATGGCGATTACATCAGGTCGCCATTCTTCACACTTCTCTTTAACGAAGCGAAAAAGCACCTTCATTCTTGCCCACTTAGCGCCACGGACGTCAAAACGGTTCTGGTAGCGCCATGTAGTCCTAGAAGCATCGCAGGTTTCACAGTCGAGGACTGTTTTATCTTCGGTGTCCAAGTTGACATCAGTGACCGACAACCCTAATGTAGTACTGCCGTTGTCTATAGACAACACCCGTAGGATTTTGTCGTCTGGCAATTTAATCATGGCGCTATGGAGGGATCAAGCCCCTCCACTCCTTTCGATCTTTAAGGAACCAGCAGCTGAGCTGTGGTGATCTGCTCGGCACCCAACAGCGGTTCGGTGGCACCACACTCGATGGTGTAGTTGAAACCTTTGCGGTGGAAGATCAGATCGTACTTGGCCACTGCGAAGAACGCCACGTGGCAGTGTACGGTTTCTTCGAAGTTGACGTTACCGTTCGGCGTGTTGATCGTGATGGTACGGTCGACCGCGTTACAGATGGCGAACTCGGAGATGATTGCGTAGTCCTCGTCGTTGTAGAGGATACGCGCCACGTTGATGAGTTCGTTGACGTCATCTTCGATGAACGACAGGTTGATGGTCGAACTGGTGGAGAGATATTCGCCACTGGTCGACACCGAACCGGTGTTCGGCAGATCCGGAGCTTCCGGATACAGGTTCTTGTTGCTGGTCTGGTAATCGCTGACGGTTTTGATGCCGTCTTCCACTACCGTGTGCTTGATGGCCACCGGCTGATCAACGTCGATGGTCAAACGACGACCGTAGTATGCCACCCAGTTAGCACCGTCGATTTCGACGACTTTGCGCAGCGAGTACTTGCGACGTTCGGCCTGAGTCAGGTCGTTGTCAGGGGAACGCAGCACGAACGGGATCTGGTTGTACAGAGCGGCGTGATCAGGAAGATGTGGGATGCGGCGTGTCAGAGGAAAACCGTCCGAACCGGTACGATGACCATGGCCACCGTTACCAATGCAGAGTACTTTCTGCACCGGCATGTCGGTGGAGAGTACGTTCTCATTAGCGCGGATATCCAGACGCTCGTTGATCGTGCTGAACGGCAGGTGCGAATACTTCAGACCTTGCTGTTTGATGTTCTGGAGTCGGTTACCCCAGATCGTTGGTACGACGTTCTTCATGTTCAGGACCTTCTGGTATGATTAGGAAAGCGATCGGGTGCACACGGATCGAAAGTGAAAGCTTTGGGGTCATTGTAGTGAATGAGCCAGATACCCTTGAGGTTCAGGCAGTGTTCACCCAGCGCCAGCGCCAAAACATGACTGTATTGGCTGTGGCCGGTAAAGTATTCCCCGACGTTGAATCCGTGATACAGAACAACAGAGCCATAGAGATTGAAGTCGCTTGGTTCTTTTTTAGCAACCCATTCGTCTCCAGTCAGTGCTTTCGCAATGACTTTGAAAGGCGATTCATCGCGCAGATACTCTCCGGTTGTGAAACCTTTGAGTTCCTGGTGTAGATGAGTAGCGTCGCGCTCTACATCGTAAAGAACTTCGATGGCGAGTTTACGCTCACGAGTCTCTGCGAAGTATTTACGGATGCTGAGAGTTTTGGAAATGGACTGGTTCAACAGGTTGGCTGTACGACGCACGAAGACTTGTGTCTCCCCTACCCAGATTTTCGATTCTGGACGAGCACGCAACGTCAGGTTGCGAATGCCATCCGGATTGATCTGTTCGGGAACCGGAGGGATGTTGTCCGGATCAGTGAACCCTTCGTAATGCAAACCATGCAGCACGGGTTGTACCAACAGGTTGCTCAACGAGCCGTGATCGATCTCGACAGCATAGGCTTCAAAAAGCACGTTATGCTGCTTGAGGATAGCCTCGAGGATACTGTCGTCGTCGAGATTATCGACGTCGATAACGATGGGGTTGTCTCGGAAGACGTAATCCATCACGTGGCGTTCGTATTTCAGAGGCACCGCGCCAGTCCAGTTGACTGCGTCGGTACCAGCAACCAATATTTCGGTCTTGGTATAGTCGATGGCCCGAAGCTCACCGAACTTCACCTTGTTGAGGGTGTATCTTTTTTTGTTCGTGTAGTTGAGCATGTCCAACAACAGAACATCTTCGGGGACGTTGTAGCGATATACGCGTTCTATCAACATGGCGTTCACTTTAGTCGAATGGTTATCGAACCGACCCATCGACGCGAGTGGGCACTCGCCACCAACTGCGCCTCAGTTCCTTCCAACCGCACGAATTCGAAATCGTGGTTATCGAAAACGATTTTGGATTCCTTAGTAAGGATATCCAGAACCGCTTCCGTGTTGGAAGGACTGGTCAGTGGTGTGTCGACAGTATCACCAAAAATGTCAGCCAGATCGAGTCGGTCAAAAGGGAACCTGAAGCTTCCGCTATAAGGTTCATTCAGCCCAGGGTCTCTGAACTCGTCTTTTGTGTTGGTGTAGGCTTGGATGACAGCGATGGCACGTTTGCCAGCAGCTGGTTCTATGCTCACTACCCTCGAATTGTCTGGAGACAGAGAAATACCGTGCTTCTTGTTAGCCAGCAACAGCAGTGCCGTTTCAGGACTTCTCTTGAGCAAACGAAGCGTTTCCATCAGACACCTCGCTCAAAAAGAATGTGAAGGGGACCGGTTACGTTCATTGCGTTGTCGACAATGTCGATCATGACTTCCACTTGCTGTCCAGGGGCTGGAGCAGGAAGGATGCCTGGAACAATGTCCTCGCGACGAATGGTGATTCCAAGTCCTTCGCCCGCTTTCTGAGCCGCTTCCCAGTACTCGCTGAACAAGAACGATCGTACAACGATCGGTTCGTTGATCGTCAGAGCATTGAGATCGTGACGAGTGTAGAAGAAGTCAGCACTACCAGAATAAAGATCAGAGTTCAACACACTGACCGTCACCTTGGTGTTTTTGCCGAACTCGAACTCGTTAACTGCACTCGGGACCGATATCGAGATTTCTCCCGCTTCGATGTGTCGGTACAGTCTCTCTTGGTTGACTGTGTTCATAGCCGATACCAACATGGCTGTGAAGTTACCTAGAGACGGTGTGTCGTAGAAGTCCAGAACCCGGTCATTAAATGCGATATTCAACGGTATGATTCGCTGTTTGATGGTCAGCGGATACTGACCCACCCAACGAAGAGACTCTGGTTTACATTTCAGAACAAAGTCTCCACGTTCGTCAAAAGACACGGTCTCGTCAACGAAATCGTTGGTGTCGAAGAGTATTCCGTAGCGCTTGGTTAGCGAAGCGCAGATGGACTGGGTGGTGGTTGGAAAGTCAACGATGGCAACGGGTTCGAACTTGCTAAATTCAGCACCCAGATCGAGACGTGGGTATTCGAAGTCAACGCTGCCAGTATATGCCCACATGTCTACAGGCACATTGAGTTTATCCAACTCGAGTCGTATAGCTGTGTCATTTCCAGACACAGCGACGGGTACACCCAGTTTAAACGACTTCGCAGAAATGCCAGGAACAACTGCCTCTGCGATCAACTCGCGAAGTGCTGCTTCTGGCGTCAACCTTAAAAGGTCAAGTGTTCTGCTCATTTGACTTAAGTCCTTGCACGTAGGGTTGAGACGTCGCCAGCAGACAATGGCTGGTAATGGTCAGAATCCGTTCTTACGAATAGAGTCGATAGCGGTGTCGGCGTCGGTAGCTCGTAGCCAGACACTTCATCAGACTCTTCCAACGTATTCAGATCGAACGTCTCGTTGGGGACGATGTCACCCGACATGACAGAAACCTTAGCTCTCTCGTAGGACTCTGTTTTGACGTCTTCTAAAATCTGCAACGAGATATCGAATACATCGATGTGAGAGACCATGGTGTTTTCATTGAAAAGTTCCAGGGTTCTCAGAGCAGCGTCTGCCTTTCCGTACGAGTAACCTTTAGCAGTAATGATCGTGTAGGGTTGGAACACCCCACGGTCATAAGCCTCAGTAAATCCGTCGACCTTACCGCCCCTTTGCATTTTCCAACGAGCCTCTACGAGTTCGTTAGCATTGGAGTTGGCAACGTATTGCACACTGTACGAAGACAGTTGTGTCATCATGGCGACGTGAGCGTTGTGAATTTCCGACAGTCGTTGAGACGTATCAGCAACATAGCCGGTGGCTTTGGTGAAAAGCTCTGTGGCCATCTCGAAGAACTGGTCTTCGTTCATGTTGCTAAAGTCGAGATTGCGATCCGACAACCATTGGTCGTAACTGGTGGTTTCACCAGGATGGATTTCGAAGTTGTGGTAGAAACGTCCTACCATGACCTCGAGTTCGCCGTTTTGATACATGTCCGCTTGGTAGCGATAAAGGTCTTCGTGACGAAGATACCCTGCATGTACCTTTTGACAAACTTCCATGAATGTGATCGGAGAGATGACGGTGCCGATATCAACCTGGTCACGCATCGCTTCTTCGATGAGGTAGTCCGGAACCACTTCAGCGTCTACGATGCTCTTGAGCTCAAGTTTGGTAGGCAGCGGTATACGTCGAACACACCAGCAACCGACAACAGGAATTTCTTCCAGTGTTTTCCGCGATGCCACGCTATAAGCATAGAGCCACAGCAGGAAAGCATCGAAGGTGCCGATGCTGATTTCTTCGCCGGTAGTCGGGTGAGTGAACACGATCAGAGTTCTGTATCTGTTCAGATAACCCAGATAAGCCCAGTGGTTGGTCACCACCTCTTCCAGGGTCAAGCCTCCTGTACCAGTCCGATCGATGACCGACGACTCCAACACTTTGGTCATCAGCGACGAATAACGCGAGACCTTCATGTTTTTGGTCAGCACTACTTCCGTGTCAGCTTTCTCGACAGGGTTGTTCAATGCTTGAGAGTCCTCCAACGACAACACATCGACTACGCTCTGGATATCGAGACCGATCTCCGAGCGATAACCGTTCATCGAAGTACGCACCATTTCCACTTCTGGAAGCAGATTGTCTACGATCTCGGTGGCGTTGTGCTGAATGGTGAACTCAGACAGAGGGAAGCGTCTGTCGGTGAAAATGCGATCTTTCAACAAATCGAACGTCGACCACCGCCCCGCATTGGTGTTCAGATACCGAAGATTCCGATAGAAGAACAGTTTCTGCTTTTGAGTCATGTAGTCGAAGTACTTACCCAAATCCCCGAAGGAATCCAAGAAAGCACGAATGTGATAGCTGTGAGCAAGTTCGGTATTGCAATTGTCTTCCCGGATGTTCAGAACCTGTTGGATCATCTGGGAATAAAGAACACCAAGGAAACTCGTCTCGTGCAGATCCGAACTGAGGTTGAAGTTACTCACGTACCAACGATGGAAAACAGCATCGATCCACTTTTGCAACCGAGGAATCAGGTTCGATTCCTGTACTTCTACTAGACTCTTATCGTAGTAGAGAATACTATGGTCTTTAGCTGCAATCGCATCCCCAAGGCTGACTGGGTTCAGTATGCCCAGAATCAGTTCCTGTTGATCAGGATATTGCGACAGCAACTCACGGTATTTTTTCGTACCATAAGCGTGGTCAATACGAGTTGTCCGATGTTCCACGAGATTGTCGACAGTGAAGTCGATCATTTCACCAGTGTCCGAAGAACGCACCCGCATCATCTTGTCAGACGCATGATAACGTCCAGAAAGATTTAGGTAGTACTTCCAAGTGGTCTGGTCGGTTTCACTAACGGCGAAACCGGTGGCATTTAGATAATCGTTGATTGCGTAAGCAGTGGCTTCACTCTTTATAGTCAGGGTCGCTGTGAGGTCGAATATTCCCTTCAAATAAACATCGTAGTGTACACTGGACATTACAGTCCCCCTTGAAATGGAGCGGCTCAATGAATGACAACCAATTGACCAGGAGCAGTCTGCCACGCATGAACCCTCTTAAGGGCATGAGTACAGCTGATCTTGCGGTGGTCTCCAAACTGCATCGTGGCAAAGATACGACGTCACGTCGTGGCGGCAACCGCCAGCTCCCTGAGCTGACGTCTATTGCCCGTACAGTGAATCGTACTGCCAATAACAACAACGATGCGAAGAACCTTTTCCAGGTTCTTCCTGACATGGAATTGGCTAAATCCATTCTCATTAGCTCGATCATTTCGCCCAACGATTTGAGCGAATCTAAGGTCGTTTATTCGCTGAAAAAGAACAGCTTTGACGACCGTCTGACCGGGCCAATGTTGGCCGTTATCGAGGACAATTTCGATAACTACTATAAGATTAACAGGGATCTCTACACCTATCTGGAAGACGCCCTGTTCATGAAAGGGTCTCACCCTATCTTGATTCTTCCGGAAAGCTCGATTGACGCTTTGATCAATTCCGATACCAATCTGTCGATGGAATCGCTCTATGACGATTTCGAAAAGAACGGTAATCTGAAGTCTTACGGCATCCTGGGCCGTCCCGATGCAAACGGCAATTACAACCGTCCGACTTTCGAGAACCTGTTCCTCGACAATTCCTCAGAGCGTTTCCAGAAAGCAACGGTGAGCCTTGAAGCCATGCAGGTGGTGAAAGAACTGCCTGGCGCTAAAGGCAATAAAGTTTCCGTTGGCGGTGTGTATGTAACAGACAACCTGACTCTGCTTCGCCGCCCAGCCATCGAGGAAAAACTTCGTCGCACTGCACAATCCAACATTTACAGTTCTGCGTTGGGCCGTGCTCGTAAAGCGAAGTCCGGAGAAGACGGACACATTCCGGTTATTTCCACCGAAGCAACTGGACCTAAAAAGCCAGACATGTCACTCGATCACATCGAGCGTCTGTTCTACAAAAACCGAGTCTCTTCGAGTAGTCCGGTGCAGACGGTCTTGACCAGGAAGCAAGTTGGTCGTGAGTCGGTAGGTCATCCACTTTGGGTTAACCTTCCGTCTGAAGCTGTGATTCCCATCCACGTTCCGGGTAACCCCAAGAAACACATGGGTTACTTCATCGTCAACGACATGCACGGCAACCCGCTGTGCCTGGACAGTGTCAGCGACTATTACAACGAGATTCGCAGCACGCTACAGTCAGACAACAGTCTGGCCAGTAGTCTGATGGGAACTGCTCGTCGGATGGGCGACGGCTACAACATGATCGAGACGACCGAGATCGAAGCGATGCAGCGGACTTACCAGAACATGGTGGAGACCGATCTGCTCAATCGTCTGCGTTCCGGTGTGTTGACTGGTGAGTTTGAACTCTCCAACGTACAAGAGGTTTATTCGATGATGTTGGCGCGTTCTCTGGCCAACAAACAAACGATGCTTCTTTACGTCCCAGCTGAGATGATGATTTACATCGCGTTCGACTACAACGAATACGGTGTCGGTAAATCGATGATCGAAGGTGGTAAGACTCTGGGTTCCATGCGTGCCGTGATGATGGTCGCTAACACCCTGGGCGCTACTGGCAACATGATCAACGGTAAAAACGTCAACTTCACCATTCCCGAAGAAGACGAAGATCCGGCATCCACTGTGTCGTACATGATGGGCGAGTGGGCAAAGTTGAATCGCAGCGGCGCTGCCATCGGCGAGACCAACCCCAACGAAATCATCAATCGTCTGCAAGAGGCAGCCGTTACTTTCACTGTGCAGGGTAACACTCGTTATCCAGAAGCACGGACAGAAGTCTCGACTGCCGAAGGTACCAACAAGCTCGTGGACAAAGAGTGGGACGATGAGTTGCGTCGTCGTCACTATCAGATGTTCTCTTTGACACCTGAAATTGTCGATGGCGTTGGCAGTGCTGAATTTGCGACCACTGTGGTCAATCAGTCGATCATGATGACCAAGCGCGTGTTGGGTATTCAGGAAGAGTTCAATCCCTTCCTGACTCGCATCGTGCAAACGTGCAGCTATAGTTCTGGAGAAATCTTGGATCAGCTGCGTCGTGTGATTCGTGAGTCAGACGTCGAGTTGCCTGAGGAATATGGTGACGATATCAATGCATTCATTGACGACTTCATCGATTCGTTGGTAGCAGAACTGCCGTCTCCTGAAACCAGCACGCTCAAGTCCAAAATCGAAGCGTTCGAGGAATATTCGCAATCCATCGATACTGCGATGAAAGCGTACATCGACGAAAACCTCAAGGTATTCGTTTCCGATAACGTTTCACCCGATCACATCACTCAAGTTGCCTCTGCCATTTCTGGCATGCTCAAACGTCGTTATCTGCGTGAGAAGAACATCCTGCCTGAACTGGATATTTTCAATCCGGTCAATGAACTGGATGATCCAGAATACAACTGGATGACTGCTCTGGCAGAAGACTACGGTAGCACCGTTCGCATCGTTGAGAAGTTCGTTGAGAAAGTAATTCGTAAGGATCTCGATAACAAAGAACTGATCGATAGCAATCAACAGAAGATCGAAACCCTGAGTCAGGGCGGAGATGTGACGTTCGATGATGCTGGTGGTGACTTGGATGACGATACTGGTCTGAGTGACGACGGAATGGGTGGTGACGACAATCTCGACGATGAGTTTGCCGATACCATTCCAGTTGGAGATGCTCCAGAAGAAGATGTGCCTCCAGCAGAGGAAGAAGAGGAACCCGACTTGGACCTCGACATTCCGCCTACTTAACAGACGGCATAAAGGGGAGGGCTTCGGCCCTCCCCGATATGCCGCATGATTACAGCTGCACTCGCAGATTGCGAGGGTGCAGACCTTCGACGAACTTCTGAGCCACTTTTGCAGCAGCTTCAGCTTTGGTGATCAAGCCATCGCGGTTAGCATCCAGACCACGGTTCTGTACGTACGCCTTGGACTTCCTGTTCATTTCACTGAACAGGACGTAGTCTTCAGGTTTACCGACAGCTACCGGATAGAGGATGCGCATGTAGATGTCGCTCAGCACATGTAGTTTACCGGTGTACGGACGGAAGAAGTTGTAGACATAGTCCAGTTGTTCTTCAGCGGTCATCTTCAACAACTTGCCAATGGTGGTACCAGCATCTTTAGCAGCTGCTGCACCGAATTGAATCAGGCCGTAGTACGGAGCACCGGCGCCGTTCTTGATCGTTGGTGAGAAAGTCCCACCGGTCTCGAACGCCATGCACGACATCAGTTCGTCAGTACCCAGCCAGTTCATGCCAAGCTTAGCAGCAATGTCCTTGACTTTGGCTACGAACTCCGGAGAGACCTTTGCAGACCACGCAGGAGCTTTGCAGTAAGCAAACAGAACCGGCCCGATGACGTCATTGGGTTTGGTGAGTTTCAGAGCAGCACGTCGAGCATTGGTAAACGCACCATGTGAAGCTGGGCCCCACAATCCATCGATAGCGCCAGCGTAAACACCCATCGCTTTCATGTTGCGCTGAAGTTCTTTCAGCGTTTCTTTAGTAGCCATGTTTCACCTCAACTCTTGCAACGAAACAGTTGGCACTCTTCTTCCCACTCCAGAGGCGGACCTTGGAGCATGAGCGAAGCCCAGGTCATCCGATGTTTGGACGACTTGATTTCGTGCACATGACGAAGACTGAACCCGATGCCCTCTCCAGGCTCAACGATGACTTCTTCATCGTCGATGAGAATGGCGTTGGGGGTATCGGAGATGTTGTACGTGATGATGTAACCTGAGCCTTTTTTATCGACCCAAGTGGTGATGCGGTCGAGGAAGCCCGTGATGGTCGGGAAGTCCAGGAACCATCCGATCAACGCACGTTTGACGTAGGTCTCGGGCAGTAGCGATTTGAACTTCTTTCGGCCATCCAGACCCCATACCAGCCATTTGGAATAGCGGTATACGCTCAGACGACCCGATTCACCCATGCGACGACGATAACTTTTCGCATCGGTGTAGCGAACTTCACGAGACATCTCGGAGAGAGCCTTGTGTTGTTCCGGTGTGAGTTTGATCGGAAGACGAATCATGTCGACTCCTATTCGTAAAGATAGATGATCACGAAGCGCTGGTGTTTCACAGCAGGCACTCGGTGTGGTGGAGACTTTGCTGGGAACTGGATGGCTAGACCAGGAGCGTCGGAATAAAAAACACCTTCGATCTCTATTCCATCGCCTTGGTCGCACAACATCACAACGACGTTGTATCGATACGTAGCGATGTCGATGTGCTCGGGCATATGACCACCGACGTCGTATCGGTTGATGCATGCTTCACCAAGCATGGTGCCTTTTATTTTAGGCGCCAACGATCGAAGGTACTTGTTGAACTCCTTGGGTTGTTGACGATCTCCACAGAAGTAATAGTCGCTATCCTTGCTGCCTTGAGTAGGACGACTGTTAATCTGCTTGCGATGATGCCAACGAGATTCTTCAAAAGTGAGGATCTGCAAACGCAGATCCTCAGCTGTATCGGAATCAAACGCCTGGAAGAAGTGAGGTTGTTCTTGCTCCATAGATTTCATGCAGACCACCGTCCAGTGTTGCTTCAAAGTTGGCAGCAACTTCAGCGTCGCTAACATAGATGAAGTCTTCGGATTCCGCAAAGTACTCTTTACGAGCAGCGTTGTTTTCCAGAATTTCGTCGATGTAACCGTTCATCTCACGAAGTTCTTTGATGGCAGGATTGTCATCGGTAGAAATACCCAACTGATCAACAATCGCGGTTAGTGCCTCACGAAGCACATTGAGCTGTCGAGAGATCGGATATTCCTTCAATACCTTAGTCTGTGCTTGGGTATCGAGAGTAATTTCAAAGACCTCTGGCGTCTCGATCTCTGCGGGATTATAAATCTCGAAGCTATCGATGGTGCCTTTAATCATGTCGGTCGAAAGACATGCCTCAACTTCGAGATATTTGTAGTGTTCGTTATTGAGAGTAATCGGGTCTACCCACCCGAGAATCCCGATGGCGGCACCACTAGCGCGGTTGAACTGCGCCAAGGCCCGCACTTTTTTACAACTGGCAGAATCTACCAGCGCGCTAAGAACTTCATTACTGAACATGAGATATCTCCAGAGTGGGGTGAGGTCTCCCCCACCCGTCTCGCATTAGAGAATACGAGTCCAATCGCCACCTTCGAGTTTGATAACCATAGCAGTGAAGCTACGTTGTACCCAAGTGGAGCCGTTACCCGTACCTACCGACTCGTAGTACGTACCTTTGAAAATCACGATAGTGCCAGGAGGATAGAGAGTTGGACTGACGTAGGTGTTTTGAACGATCGAAAAAGCAGCACTGTAAGAACTACCTCCACCCGGACCATAGTTGGCCAGAACGCCGGCGTAGTAGATCTGACCGACTCCTTTCTCGGCCATGTACTGACCGATTAGTTGTTCAAAGTCTGTCCAAACAGCTGTGCTCCCACCACCCATCAGAACCTTGGTTCCGCTAGGAGAACCACTGCCCAAACGAGCTGGAGCAAAAATGCCAGACGTCACCAGAGCAGCAGCCAAGTTGGCACGAATCTGGTTGTAAGCATCCGTCCAATTGCGACCGGCGAAGGCCAGCGAATTAACCGCCGTTTCTTCTTTGCCGAGCTTGGTGGCATCTTTGGCATCGATCTGAGCAGCGTTATAGGTACCGATTTGCGCCGGAGTAACACCGTGAGGGTTTTCACGATCGCCCAAGTGTGCCTGCAACATCGGGAGGAAAACTGCTTCAAACAATTCCTTGGTACGACGCGGAGACATGTAGCGGTTCAGAGCTGCTGCCGCTTGTGCTTCTGGAAGACTCGCCATCGGGTTGTTTTCAACAGAACCCAATCCCACTTGTGCAGCAGTGACTCCATGCGGATTGTTCTTGTTGTTGATGTGCGAATTGACCTCGATCATAGCTGCATCGAATTCTGCACGCAACTCGCCAATCAAATACATGTACTGACGACGAAGCTCTTCGTGCGACTCGGCATCACCAATCAGGATCGCCATACGAATGCGTTCGAGCTCAGCCAGGATGTATTCCCAGCCGTACGTGTCACCTACGTCGTGCAAGTGAGGCGTCGGACGGAAACTGGTGGGAATGTCGAGTAGGTCACCCCAGGCTACTGGGCGACCATCGAGGTTGATGTTCTGAAGCGCTTCTTCGATGACATGAGTGGCCCAAGAGAACTCGCCGCCCAGGATCTGAGCGTCGTAGAGGATCTCTGTACCGACCGTCTTGTCTTCGATATAGATCACCGAAGCGATCTCTTTACCTGCACGTTTGCTGGCTGCCTCGAAAGGATGGAGTACCTTGAACTGATCTCGAGTCAACGGGATGCCGGTGGCAGCATTGTAAACACGAATCGACTCAGCAAAGAAAGGCCCGCCATCAGGCACAAAAGCACGACCGGTGGTAGCACCGATCGTACGAGGTTCACGCAACACCCGGTTACTGGTGGCTTGGCCTGTCCAGTCGATGGGGTATTTGATGAGAGGAATGGATGAACTCACAATGACCTCCTTACTTGCGATCCGCGCTTACGAAAACGCTTACGCGTACCGACTGCTGAGTGTGGTTGGTGAGAAGCAACTTGCCATCAGTCTTGACGGCGTAGCTGACCTCACTGTCCACGTTCTTGTAGCCGTTGTAAGTGGGCGATTGATCGTCCTCGTCGCGAATCATGATCGACACGCGAGACAGCAACGGGTTGTATTTTGCGTTGTCGTCGACCGTGATGTTCGTGCGAAGATTGACTTCGACAGAATCTTCACCAGCGATGTCGACAAAGTTGTTGTACAGTACCAGATCTTTCTTTCTGACGAAAGCAATGATGCTGTCCCTGAGATTTTGCACCGTCTGCTGAAGTAGCTGACGTACCTGAGTGGGTGTCATGAGACTCACCTTCTAATAAATGAATGGAGAGGGTCTTTCGACCCTCTCATCATTAAAGACCGTTGATGTGGTCGGCCGTTGCCTGAAGGTAACCGAGCAGATCTTCGAGAGTACCTTCGACGACGTTCAGTCGACCTTCGACTTGGCTGAACCTGGTGTTGTTGTTGCCAGATACAGAACCAAGGGCACTTTCGTTGTTTTCGATACGAGTCTCGAGCGTAGAAACACGACCGATGGTCGTGTCCAACAGCGCTTTGACTGCATCGGCTGCTCGATACACAGGAACCGCAACGGTTCCATTAGGCTGTACAGCCTGAGTGTTAACGGTGCCGTTCAGAATATCCCATTCAAACTCTGGGAAAGGATCGGTCAAAAACTCAACCATGCCTCCAGAATAATCGACACACTGAATCTGGCTGCGAAGCTTCTCGTCCTCTATCCAGACTTCCAGATAACGACGCAAAGTCGGAACAGGCTCTTGTGTGTCCGGGTCGGGGAAGTATTCCGTCACATCAACGATCTGATAGAACAACTTCAGATCAGCTGCACCATTGACGTTGAGAACCGAGATGTTTTGGAACACCAGGTTGCTGTCGCCATCGAGCATGCGATCGAACGAAATCGTCACTAGACCAACAGGAGTCTTGGCAGTGGACATGTAACCACGACCACCATAGATCTGAAACATCACATCAGAAGGTTGCCAGGCTGCATCCAACCACATCAGAATACGAGCGATTTTGGTGTAAGATCGATCGAGTTCGACGATGTCATATGTCGGTTGATAATCTGGTGGCATCGGATCCGGGACGGTTCCCACCAATCGCTTGACAGTGGTGACCGGAGGGATACTCGCCCCATCCACCTTACCATTGATCAGTGTGTCGACAGAGGCTTCGAATTCTGGATAAGTTTTATCACCGAATTTCAAAGCATTTGCAGCTGTGCCAGACAGAACCAATGCCGACACTTGCGCCAGCGTCAAACCATTGAACAACAGAGCATTGTTCATCGGAACCTGACTGACGTTCTCCAGAAGCTCTGTCAGGTTCATGCCGAATACGCGGTTGGCGTTAGCAGCAGTGCCTGTCAGAGTCAGGTAGTTGGTCAGAATCGAATCGACTTCTTGGGTCGAATAAGCACCGACCTGAGCAGCCGTAGTCTGGTGTGGGTTGCTAGCGTCTTCAACGTGACCAGTGAACACCTGATTCAGGGCACCGAACAATTGACGTCCGCCCAACGGAGTCAGCAGGGTTGTACTGGACACACCTGCTTCTGCGATTTCACGACTAGCTGGCGGGAAGTTCTCCACCAACTGAAGACCGATT